CCGCTTTAGGCGGCCTGATTGTATTCCTCGTTCCGTTCCTTCTCGCGAACGGCGTCGTGGTATTCGCGCGTGTATTCCTGGCCCGAGCGAGCGGCGTCAGCGCGGCGCCATTCGTAAATCTCGTCCTCGGTGGGGAAGCGGCCGTTCTCGATGCGTTGGAACGGGAAGCGCTGCACCCACTGGGAGGTGGTAACCAGGGTGTCGGGGTCCTGGGTGTAGATCTGCTGCTTGGCGGCCTTGAGCACCAGGTAATACCGCCATGGCACCGCCTGGGGCTTACGGCGCGCAATCATGATCGCCATGTTGTTCACGTTCAGGAACACCGGGTCCTTGCCGCCGGCGACGTCCTGTTCGGCGATCACCAGGTCAACCACCGGATCATTCTTGCTCGAGGAGGCCGCGATGCCGGGGCCAGCCTTGGCCTCGATTTCGGCCTTGGTGGGCTGGGGCGGGGTGGCCGAGGGCGGCATGATGGTTTGCACCGGCGGGGGTTCTTCCGCCATGAGAATGTAGTCCTGGGCCCAGGCGTCCTTGACCTTGGCGCGCACTGACTTGATGGCCGCGGAGTCCGCGTCCTCAAGCTGCAAGACTTCGCGAGCGAATACCCGGATCTGGGCGTCGGTCGCTTCGTCCAGTGGAAGTTTTTTGAAACCACTCAAGTTTGTGTCCTCCTATTTTGGGGATCGACGTATTCCGTGATGTAGAGCACGCCATCGACCGTCGATCGGATCGCCGATAGGCGCTTCTTAGAGGGGATTTCGACACGGAGGCGCTCGCCCAGGCCAATGTAGTGGTCGGTGTTGACCGCCGCGGTGTTGAGGCCCGTGGTGTCCGTGAACCGAAAGAAACAGGCCTGGGTGGCGTACAGGTCCACCACCGTGGCGATTTCCGAGAAGTCCGCGGACGTTTGGGCCGACGTGGCCGTAGTCGTTACCGACTTGGCCTGTAGCGGCAACATGATCCTACTCAGCATGGGCGAGCACTCCTTGTCAGGTCAGGGGTTCAGTTAGCCGCGGAGCGCCCTGATTTTCAGGTAATCCACGTCCAGGGTCTTGCTCACGGCCGAGAGCGAGTTGACCACGATCACCGGCGTCACCGGCGTCGCCGCCGTGATCGCATTGGTAATGGTCGCCTTGAGCGTGCCGTCCACGTAGAAGGCGGCGGTGCCCGCGGAGCTCACTTCGATACGCAAGGTCTGGTACGTGCCGCCACGCGGCGGGGTGCCGACGGCGGTTACCGAGGTCTTGGCCGTGGCCTTCACGCCGCCCATGTACCAATCCTTGGCGGAGGTGGTCGCCAAGTCTGTGAACATGAAGCCAACGGCGTCGTCCGCGGTGACCGTCGAGAGAGCCGTGCCGGTTCCAAGAGTGATCGGCATTTCCAGCGCGGCGGTCTGGTCGGTGATGCCGAAGAAGAACGAGGCATTGCTGACGGTCGTGATCGGCGAGATACGGCCTTCGATAATCAGGCCGCCGGTCGAGGGCTTGAAGTTGAGCGCGCCCTGAAACTGTGCGCCGTTCTGCGCCAGGTTCACGGTCGCCACGGCGCCGCCGGTGATGCGGATTGTTCCGTTGACCGCCACGTTGATCGCCACCGCGCAAGCGCCGTCGGTGCCGAGCTTCGTGTCCCAGTTGCCGTTGATCGCATCCCCCATGAAGTCGTCGTAGAACTCCACAACGCCCGAAATATCGAGGCTCTGGAGATCGTCGAGGGATACGCCGGTCACGGAAAGGACCTGCCAGCCAGTGTTGGCGGTAGTGCCGGCTTTCCAGAAGGCCACATTGGTGGTGTCGAAAAGCACCTCGCCGACGTTGGCTGGGGTGACGTTTCCGTTCGGATTGCCGGCGTAGGTCGCCATGCCGTCGCCCAGGAGGGCCGCACGGAGGGCGGAGAGGAGGGAGTTGAGGTCGCCTTGGGCGCCGCGAGCGGCGTGAAGAAGTGCTGTCTGTTTGTCCATAGTCAAACCCCTTTCAGGTCTGAGGCCGATGGGGACGGAATAGGCCCTCCGGGGTTACCGGAGGGCCGAGAGCCGTCAGTTAGCGTTAGACGCTGGTGCGGTAGTTGGTCCGCTCCATCACCCACCACTGGACCAGGAGGAGCTTGTCATTCTCCGAGGCCGTGGCGCCGATGGTGATCCCCTTGGCGTTGCTGGTGTCACCCAGGTAGGCGGTGATATCGCCGCCGCTGCCAACCGCCGTATTGATGACGATCGAGGGAACCACCACGTCAACGACTACCGAAGCATCGTCGGTGCCGCTCACGTTGTCCGAGATGCAGTAGATGTTCTCGGTGGTGAAGGTCCCCTTCTTTTCGGGGTCGCCGTCGTCGAGGATGAAGTAGCCCGCCGCATCGCCACCGGCCCAGGAGCCGGTCTTGATGATGACGTCCTGGATGCGGGTAATGGCGCCGGAGGTGGCGCCCTTAATCAGCATCCCCTTGGTGATTTCGGTGGTGCCGCCCGAGGTGAACGCCATCAAGCGACCGCGGTAGTATTCGTCGATGCGGTCCTTGTCGTCGATGTTCACAACGCGGGCGTAGTCCGGGATGAAGCCAATGGGGATGTTCAGCGCGGAGCCCGTGCCGAACACATACATTTGGCCGCAAATTTGAGAGATGTTCATGTGCTTCTGGTCTTTCTTGCTGGCGTTCCGGCGGAGGGATTAGGCCGCCGGCGCGCGTGTTTCAGTGCAGAGGTTCAGCGCCCGATTAGAGGGCGGTGACAGCGACCTCGAGGCGAGCCATCCAGGCGTCGTTCAAGATCACGGCGTTGAACCAGGTTTTCCAACCGACGGAGCCCTTCTGGCCGAGGGGATCGCCAGGCGCGGGCTTGCCGGGGTTGACCACCATCGGGGTCACCGCGGCATCGCCGGTAGCCGGGTTGTTCTTCAGGGGCACCAGGCCGAAGGACTGGGCGCCGAAGATCAGCAACGGATACACGTCGGCCGAGGTGCCGTCGGTGGTCACCATGGAGGTGCCAGAGCCGGCATAGGCGCCGCCCGCGGACGCGAACGGGGCCAGGTCGGCCGAGCTCACGCAGCGGAAGTTTTCGATGGCGCCGAACTCACGCGGGTGGATCAGGGCGCGGTGGCCGTATTTCACGGCTTCCGTGAAACCGGGCAAATTCCGAATGTCGGAAACTGCGTCGGTATGACACACCAGCACCCAGCCTGGTTCCACGGCGGTCGTGCCGTAGTCGGTCGAGGCCGTCACCACCGAAGTGATGAACTTCGCCTTCTGCGCGGCCAGGCCGCGATCAACGGCCCGGAGCTTCGAGAGCGTGACCGGAGTGTTGACCGAGGTACGGGCGGTGCCGTTGGCGTAGTAGACGGTGGTGCCGGCGCGGACCACGCCGTAGGTGACCTGTTCGATTACGCCGCCGGCCTGCTGGCCCGCCATCATAATCATGTGCTTCAGCACCGGATCCTGGTGCGTGTCCTGGATCACGTCCGTCAACTCGGCCCAGTCACCCCATTGCTTCAGGGTGCACGAAACGTCGTCGTAGCCGAATTTGGTCGGCGGAGGCGTGATGCCTTCCTGCAACGGGATCACGTTGAGGGGGTACACGCGCGGGCGGCGGAACTTGATGACCTGGGACTTGTTCTCGGGCATCGGCTTGGTCTCGCCGAACTTGCCGAGGACGATATGGTTTTCAGCGTGATCGAGGAAATCGACGGCCGCATAGGCCGCAACGCGGGGCGAAATGTCGCCGTAGAAGGTAGTGCCTTGCATGTGGGCTGACCTTTTGGTCGAGCCCCGGGTCGATCAAGGTTTAGGCAGTACGCCTTGCGGTCTGCTTTTCGCGCTCTCTGGCCTTTTCCTTTGATGCGGCACGGAGAGCGCCCTTGAAGTCATCATCAGCTACGCCCGATACCGCTCCCCGGCCATTTCCATTGATGGCGGGGGTAACTGCACTGGCCTGTTGCCTCTGACGCTTTTCTTCCACGGGGCTAGGTTGATCCTTGCCCTTGCCTTTACCGGGCGCGGGCGGTTCATCGCCTTGGCCCTCAGTGGATTCCAAGCTGGCCTTGAACAGGGTCAGCACATGCGCCGCTTCCTCACCGTCGGTAATCCGGCCCTTCGGGAACTCCTTGGTCGGAGTGCTCTGGCGCCGGATCATCTCCTGGACGTATCGAGGCGCGGTCTTTGACCACGCATCAAACTCCGGGGAGGCGGTAACGTCTATCCAATCAGGATGCGCGTCCGCAACGATCGCTTCCTGCGCGTCAACTTCGGCCAGGGCCTCGTCGGTCGCGATTGAGGCCATGACCTGGGCGGTATCTTCGACCGCCTTGATGATGGGCTCGGAAACGGCACGTAGGGCGGCAACTGCCTCGGGCGCTTCTTCCTCGAGGTCCTTGACCTCTTTGGATTCGAGCGCGGCGCGCATCTTGCCGGCGGAGCTTTGTATCGCGGAGTGGTGGCCGGCATTGCCGGGCTTACTCCGCCCCTTGGATAGGGACGTCTTGAGGGTGGCGATCTGCTTCCCCCGCTGAAGGTTGCTCGAGACCATGCGCTCAATGGCTGCTTTGGCCGCGGGCGTGCTGGCTTCATCGAAGGCAGCTTTCACAGCGGGATCTACTTTGGACCAAGCCACCTTGCCCGCGGCGTTGTTCGGCGCGTCTGCATCGGTCGTTTTGCCGGCGGCGGTGTCGGCGCCGGCCTTCTTGTCAGAGTGGGCGGCGGTGTCGGCGCCCGTCTTATCATCGTCCGCACCAGGGGCGGCCTTGCCGTCGCTGGTATCGTCCGAAATGGAAGCTCCGGGTTTGCCCGCGGCCTTTTCGGCGCTGGCGGCGCGGAGTGCATCTTGAAACTCTGTAGCCGCGCTAGGAGCGGGGCTGGGCGCCGGCGCCGGCGCGGGGGCCGGCGAGGGCGAAGGGCTGGAACCTGGCTGCGAAGCGGCGTCCTTAGTCATCTTCGTCAAAACCACCCGGATAAATCGCGGGGATGCTTGGCTCCTCCTGCTTACCGGGGCGTTCGGCCAGTGCCAAAATCGTCCGGTACGCGCGCAAGTCCCCCTGAGCCGAACGGATATCTACCATGGGTCGCAGGGGATCGGCAACTATGGCCCCAGCGGTAGCTATACCGTGGAGGCAGGCCGCCCGCACCACGGCCCAGGTGGTGGAGGTCGTTTCGATCAGCTTCCAGGCGTCTTTGCTGGGCTTCTCGGGCTTTTTCTTCATGCGCGCACACTAGCTGGGCGGTTGCTGGGGCCTTTCGGCGGAGGCGTGGCGCCCGTCCGGACCTTGGCCGGGCCCGCGGCGCGCGGGGTGCCGGTCGAGGACGGAAGCGGGGACGGGCCGGCCTTGCCATCGGTCTTTAGCTCGATCGAGGCGGCGCGGCGGTCGCGCTGGTCGGTGAGGGCGGCGTCGGCCGCGAACAGGCGTTGCTCGGTCTGGTCCATGAGGTGGACCTCGTACAGCCAGGCCTGGATTTCCTCGCGCTTCATGTTGTGCATTTGCGCGACCTTCATCATCTCCGTAATGCGCTGTTCGCGCACCACCATGATCGAGTTTTGGCCCTTGAGCTTCTCGAGCTCGATCGCCTTGTCGAGCTTGATCTGTTCGGGGTCGGGCGGCGGGTTGGCCTGCTTGTCGGCCTCCTCCCGTGAGATCTCGTCGTCGGTTTTGACGATATCGTTAACGGGGAGGTTATGTGCCTGCACCAGGCGCCGGTAAAGCTCGGCCGACTTGGTGAGCGGGCCCAGGACCGGGTGATTGGTGAATTGCAGGGCCATCGCCATGAGGTTTTGGGCCTGCATCTCGCGCACCAGGAGGACGCTCGAGCCGCGGGCGTCCACGTTGGCATCGCCTTTGACCTCCTCCCGCTCGGAGTGGAGCATGTTGAACTCGTACTGCCGGCGGAGGTTCGGGACGGTCATATCGTCGTCAAAGTTTTTGACCACGCGCCTGAACACCACGTTGGAGGCGTTCATCAGGATCGCCATGCCGCCCTTGGTCTGCGTGGTGTGGGTGCCTTGGTCCCCCTGGGCGATCAGGGGCATGATCGCCTCCTCGTCGGCGAAGTCCCGGGCCATCTCGACAATGGCCTGTAGCTGGCTCTGATTGTCGTTGATCTGGAAAACCTCGAACGCCGGCGCCTTGTTCTTGTCGTTGGAGGTGCGGCGCCAGAGCTTGTTGCCGGTGATCCGGCGCTGGCCGTCCTCGGGTTCAACCTGGTCGGGGTCGAACACAATCTGCGGCCCGGTGGTCACGTTGCCGTGGTCCATAATCATGCGCCAGGCGCCGTTCAGGGCCGACTGGGAATCGCGCATGAGGTAGGGGACGCCAAAGCCGAAGGGGCAAGTCTCGTCCTTCTCGAACACGAATGTGGAGTACATCGAGTCCCCGCTGTCGAGCGGGTGGGGTCCGTATTTCAGCACTTCGCCTTGGCAGAACCAGAGAATAACGGGTAGCTCGTCGAGCTCGTCAATCTCGAGGTCCTTGAGCATCCCCTTGGACATTGGATCATTCATGGCCGCGGCCATGGTCTCGAGCTTTTCCTTGTCCAGGATGCCGTGCCACTCCCAAACGGTGTAGCAATCCGAGAGGTCATAGGTCCCGGTGGTCTGGATCGCGCGGAGGTTCGCGAGGTACTGGGGCGTTTCGGTGGCCGGCCCGTCCTTGAGGAGGCGGCGCACGGCGGCCTCATTGAAGCCGTGGGTCCGCATCATGGCCCGAAGCTCTTTACGGTTCGGGAGCCAGCGCTGGTAGGTGCTCGAGCCCGAGTTGATATCGGGCACGGTCATATCCGGGAAGAAATTGTAGTAGTTGACGCGCTGCCACTCGACTTGCTTCTCCTGCACGATGCTCATGCGCCAGAGCTTCGGATTGTGCTCGTCGCGGGTGAATTTGCGCTTCACCTTCGAGGATATCATCGGGCCCTTGATGATGCCGGTCCCGATTTTACAGGCGTCGTGAATGGCCTGGCGCACCTTGATCGCGTATTGGGCCTCGACGAATTGATCCTCGATCAGCTTCTCCATGGCTTCGGCCCGTTCCTTGGCCTCGTCCATGATCGCCATGGCCTCCTGGTGCTTCTTCGCCCAGGGGGCGCCGTCGTTGAGGGCCTTCGCTTCGCCCTCGACGTTGCCGGTCTGCCGCATGGTGTTGGCGCGATCGGCGTAGAACTGGGCCTTCTTCAGGGCCGCGCTGGCGTTCTTGGCGATCGTCGGGAGCGGTGTCGGGGAGATGCCCCAGTTTTTGTCATCGCTGGGGAAAAGCATATCCGAGAGGCGGGCTTCCCAGCCGTGGGTGCGCTTCCGGGTGATGTTCACGAATAGGCGGGACTTCTTCTCCCGCTTGAGCCTGGCCTCCATCTCGGCGCCATAGCGGCCGTGGTACTGGCGGAGGTCCTGTTCCCAGCGAAGCTCGAGGTCCGCGCGATCGGCCACGCGCTCCCGGGCCTCGTCCTCGAGCTCGGACAGGATCGACTGGAACGCCCTTACCGAACGGTCGCTGCTATCCTCGTCCTCGTCCTCGGCGTCGACGGTGCGGAGGGCTTTCCCCTGGGACTTGGCCGGCGGGCGCCAGGTGGGGGCTTTGGTGACGGCGTTCTTCGTCTTGCGCGCTGCGGCCATGGTGGTTCCCTCTAATAGCCCGAGGAGTCTGAGCCGGAAGTCCCTCCGTGATCGACCAAGAGTTGGCCGGCCGGCTTCCGCTTCATAACCTTCGGGTTGCTGCCAGAATTGACCCAGTAGCGCGAGGCGTCCATCGCGTGGTCGTTCTTCTTGATAATCTTGCCGTTCTCGTCGCGGCGGTAGTGCTCAATCTCGGAGAGCCAATACATGCAAGTCTCGAATACCTTGAGCTTGCCGAAGGTGAGCATCTGCCAGAGCTTGAGGATGCCGCTCTCGATATCGTTGTCGGCGTGCGTGAGCTTGAGGCCGTGCTCAACGTACTGCGCCATGAGGCTGATACCGTCGTCCTGGCTGCGGCCGTGCGAGGCCGGGTCGATGAAACCAGGTATCCAGGCGCCGCGGGCCTTGATCGCGGTGGCGTGCACCACGGGCTTTTCCTGGCCCATGTAGTGCTCGGCGTAGAGGTAGTACGTATCGCTGTTGCCGTCGTAGGCGAAAAACTCCGCACAGGTCCGGTTCCAGCCCACGTCCATGCCATAGCTCCGCGGCCAATCGTGCGGGATAGCAAACGGCTTGATGGCGTAGATCTTGCGGTCAACGGGATAGATGGCCCCGGCGCCCTTCGAGGGTAGGCCCTCGGCACGCGCGCCACGCATCCAGGCCGGCGTGGCGTCGAGCATTTGCTTCTTGGTCCGGGCGTCGAGGTGCGGCGCATCGTTCCAGCCGGCGTTCACCACGTACCGGGACGGGGTGATTTCCTGGCCCATTATTTCTTCTTGGGATTTCTCGGCGGTGTGGGCGCAAGGCCGCGGTGGAGCGGGACCTGGCGCACTGGCGGCTTCATCGTGCTGGACTTGGTAGGCGGCGGCGCCGCCGGCATTTTCTTCATGGGGACCCCCGATACCATTGGGGCCCTCGGTGGATTCCGAGGGCCCCGCCGCGGTAGTTGTGCGGTGAGGTATGGGCGGGAAGTTACTCTTTCGGGCCTTCCTCGGCAACCGGCGGGGTATCTGCGGCCGGTTTATCGCTATCCGTGGTGGTCTCGGCCGCCGGCTGGGTGTCGGCCGCGGGCCGCTCCTCCTGGGGCTCGGCGCCGCTGGTGTCGGCCTTCGGGCCGTCGTGCTTCGCGTGCCAGGCGTCGGATATCTGCCTGGCGTGCATGAGCTCGTTGGCGCCGAGGAGGCGGCGGAAGCTGTCCACCGTCTGCTTGAACAGGAAGTCCTTGATCTTGGTCTCGGCCGGGAGGTCCTCGTAGGGCACCAGGGCCGGGTGGGTTCGGGCGTCGAGGTCCTTCTTCTCGCCGTACTTCCAGCCCTCGGCGAGCTTGTGGGCCATCCAGGCCTGGTGGCTTTGCTCGGGGCTCAAGCGGTCGATCAGGTGCAGCGCCACGCCGGCGATCGCGGAGTCCTGGATATCGGCGCGGGTGTTTTCCCAGTCCTGTTGGGTGTCGTCGCCCGTGGACCGGCAGAAGGCGGCGTTGATTTCGTGGGCAAAGCGGGCCACGTCCCGGAGCTGGATCGAGACTTGCATAGTGTCCTCCTCGAGGATCTAGGGGTTAGGGGTTGGTCGCGAGCTTGGTGCGGAGCAAGTAGCCCTCGAGCGCCCAGATTTTCTGGCGCGCGTTGGCGAAGGCGATTTTCCGGCCAATCTCGAAGTCGTAGTTGTCGAGGCTGGCGCAGGCGGATTCGCCGGTGACGACAAAACCGTTCTTGAGGCCGATGGCGCACACGGTCAGGCAGGCCAGAGCCTTAATCTCAGGGCTGTCGGTATCGGCGAGCGCGCCGGTCACCTGGTCGCGGCCGGGAAGCCAGTACGTGATGCTGGCGATTTGATCGTCCACCATTTCTGGGGTGATGCGGGGCGCGGTCTTGCCCTTCTCCTGGATCATCTTCTCGGTTTCAGCTTCGTTCATGGTGTCCTCCTTGATGCGTGGAACCGCCACGCGCGGATGGCAAACGTAGCAACGGGTAAGAAACTTGACGGCGCCACAGTGCCGACAGCGCGAATAACTCGAGGTGTGGACAAAGCCCGCTTTCACGCGGCAAAGCCTTCCGCGGGGCCCAGGCCGGAGCGGCCGAGCATCATGGCGTCGATGAACGCCTGTTGGTCGGCGGTGAGCTCGTACTTCGGGATATCGGTAGCGGGGAACACGGTGCCGCCCTTGCTGAAATACATGCCGGTGTGCCGGAAGTGCCAGCCGTCGTGCACCAGGATCAGGGCCATATCGTTGAAAAACACCCGATAGCCTGGGTTCGGGCCGGGCTGGAAAGCCACCTTCGAGGCTAGGCGTGGCCTGGCCCGCGGCGCGCGTTCGCGTTGTTGCTTCAAGCGGCGTCCTCGAAAAGGGAATTGTCCTCGCCCGGCGGCGGGAGCGGCCGCATGTCCTCGGGCATGAACTGAAGTACCACGTCCGAATATCCGAGCAAGGGGGTGAACGTCAGCATGAGGAGGCCGTTGTCATCGAAGTTGCCGGTGGTCGAGGTCAACCGGATCAGGGCCTCGCCGTACACGTCCATCGGCGGTTCTTCGTCCAGGAGGATCACGTCCTCCTCGGTGCCTTCAAAAGCGCCGGGCCCTTGCTCGTAGGAGCGGAACTTCAACTCGGACCAGCCGCCGTTGACGTTCTTGATGGGCACGCTTTCAACGGCATCGCCGCCACCCTGGCCCCAGCGCGGTTGACCAATCCACTCGGGCGGGATCAGGCCGGTGCCGTCGAGGGTCTTGCGCTTGCCCACGGTGGTGGGCTTCCCCAGGAGCTTCTTCTGGAGCACATCGCGCGTGGTCTTGGAGGTGCGGCCGGCCGCGATCGCCGATATGGGCCGCGTAAACCGGCGCCCAGTCCACCAGCGCCGATAGAACCCGGGGAGGTGGCAAGATATCTCGTAGCCGCCGGCGAAGGTCTTTCCTACGCGGTTGCCGGCCATGAAGCAGCGCTCCATGTAGCGGGCGCCGGCCGCGAAGAAGTCCATGTGCTTCGGGTAGGCCTGGCGCCGGAGCAAGCCCTCGTCCGGGAACAGGTTGAGGAGGGTGCGCGCCTTGCGCCTGGCCGCGATCGCCCGCCAGGCCGAGAGGCGGGTGGCCTTGTCGTCCGGTCGATACGGTTGGCCGTCAGGTCCCAGGATCAACGGTGGCTTCTCCGTCCATATCGCGGAGCACCTTGAGGCCGGCCTTCTCCGCGGTGCCGTCCTCAATGAGCTCCTTCGTGAGGAGCCGCACGCGGCCGTTGGCGTCGGTGAACAGCTTGAAGTTTCCAACGGGCTTCAAGGCGGCCTTGTAGTATTTCGCGGCCTGGCACAGGTGCGCCGCGGTGCTCGAGAGGATGCGGCCTTTGCCCGTGGCCGCGGCAACCTCGAGCGGCGGCAGCGGCAACCGCCCTTTCGCCAGGCGCTTGGCCTCGGCCACCAGGGACAGGATGTTCATTTCCCGGGCTTCCTCGAGGATCTTCGCCGCGCGCACCATGTTCAGGCCCCCACCGGCAATTCGGGCAAGTCGCCCTTGATGCCCACGTCGTGGATCACGATTTCGCTGTGATCGGCGCCGACGTGCCCAACCAGGTAGGCGTCGAGCGCGCGATAGGCGTACAGCGGCACCTCCACCGGCTCCCAACTCGGGATCTCCACGCCTCGGAAGGCCGCGGTCGCGAAGGTCTTAGGCCGCATCCACCGCGGGAGCCAGGGAAACCTGGTCTTGGCCCACGCTTTGACCGTGAGCGTGACCAGCACAATCTCCTGCATATCGGCGTATGGCGTGTCGTTCATCGTGTCCTCCGTTCAAGCTTGCGCGCTTCCTTCTCGAGCCTGCGTCGGGCGGCGCGGTCGGTGCCGGCGCGGGTCTTGTCCCGGATGATGGGCACCAGGCTGCGCCATTCCGCGAGGGGGCGTCCGATCAGCGCAAGCCAGGGAAAGCGCTCGAGGTCCAGGCTCATGCGTTCTCCCTGCGGATAGCGCGCACCAGGGCGAGCAGGTCAACCTGGCCGTCGATCGTGAGGACGTTCGGGCCCACGTCGAGCGCGTCCGGGCAGAAGCGATAGACCACCGGCTGATAGCCCTCGCCCTCCTGGCGCTGGAGTTCCTTGTAGATCGTGTCCATGAGCGC